GAATAAAAAAAATATTTTTTTTTATTGACAGTTTTGACAACTTTACTCTATTTTAAGATTAGACTCGGACAAGTAGTTTAAATTTTCAACACAACATGAATCAGATTACAAAAACAAAAGGCAGACCGCCTAAGTATAACCAATCCAGGAATGCAATTAAAAGAATATTAGAAGCTCTTGCAACTGGTGATAGCATTAGGAAAGCAATAGCAAAAGAAAATCTTTCCTGGAATACTTTTAGGAAATGGATGTCAGAGAAACCAGATTTGAGAGAAGCTTACGAACAAGCAAAGAGTGATGGCATACATTACACTTTGGATGCAGTTGAAGATCAATGTAAGGATATGATTAAATCAGCTAATGATAAAACAGCTAATCTCAATAGTATTAAGGCATTAGATATTTTAGTAAGGCATAAACAGTTTTTAGCAAGTAAACTTAGTCCACGCACATTTGGAAGTGATAAACAGCAAATAGCATTGACGAACAATAAAGGTGAGAAGTTTTCAATTGAATGGAGTAAGTAATGTATGATGAGGAAGTATTAAATCAGAATGATGCATTTGTTACATTTTATTTAATAACGAACAGAGTAACAAAGAAACCAGAATTAATTGCAAACTTTACTTCATTTGAAAGTGCAGGAGAGATTAAAGAGTTTGTTAAACAATTTGAAACTGAAAGAAGCATTACCAGATCACCGACAATCCATTAAGGATAATGAAGTAGAACTATTACGCATTGTTGATGTGTTATCAGGTGAGTTCCGTATTGGTAACGATATGGATGGGTTTATGGTTAAGAAGAAGGTTAAAGGTACTACTGCAAAGAAGAAGGGTAAGTAGAATATTTGCCAGGTTATAAGGATTATTGTTTGTGTAATTCCGAAAATAATATTTTCTGACACGGAACTCTCACGGAAAATAAAAAATCCTTATTTTCTGCCATTATTAAAATGATACGGATATTACAACCGTTTTATTTGGCAGAATACTGGGAAAAATATAATCAAGTGTGTAAAAAGTGTGTTTTAATATTTTATTATTTGATTTGATATTTAGGCAACCCCATCGAGGTCGTGCAATTGTCATTGTAACCCACTTCAACTCAGCACAATTTTGCTTACGAAATTTATGACGAAAAAAAAACCAGTTAAAAATAAGCCGAAGGTAATTTCCTTCACGGACTTAGTACAAGCACTAAACGAGAAATCAAACTTCTCTGATAAATCAGGTAAGGGAGTTGTCAAAGGCAATGATGTTTCTCGTATGAATGATTTTCTCAAACAGAAGTGACAAAAGTATTTATACTGGTCATTAGTCTATGGGGATATAACGGAACTGAATGGGTGTATGTTGGAAACCAGATGGCTTTACAGCAACCTATGGCAAAAGAAGAATGCCTGGACTTAGCTGCTAACTGGCAAAAGCATGAATTTAATTCTTACTTTAGGTTTAGTATTGAGTGCATAGAACAACAAGAGAGTAGTACATGAAAAAGATTACTATTCCCTATAAACCAAGACAGTTACAAAAAGAAATACACGAGTCATTAAAAAGATTTAATGTTCTCGTATGCCACCGTAGATTTGGTAAAACGGTACTTTGTATCAATGAAATGATCAAAAAGTGCTTACAAAACGAGTTACCTAATCCACGATATTATTATATTTCTCCAACGTACTCTATCTCCAAGAGAAACTGTTGGGATTATTTAAAATATTACACAGATGTCCTCCCAGATGTGCAATACCATGAAACAGAGCTGCGATGCGATTTACCGAATGGTGGTCGTATTCAGCTCTTGGGTTGCGAAAGACCTGATACCCTTCGAGGATTATATATGGATGGGTGTGTCCTAGACGAGTCTAGTATGATGCCGAGCAATCTTTGGACAGAGATCGTAAGACCTGCATTAGTTGACCGTGAAGGTTGGATGATTAGTATTGGTACTCCATCAGGAAGAAATAGTTTTTGGGAGTTGTTTGATTACGGACAACATCACGATAAGTGGTACGCAAAATCTTTTAAGGCAAGTGAAACAGGAATTGTACCTGAAGAAGAATTAAGCGAAGCCAAGAAGTTAATGCCACCAGAAATCTATGAAGCAGAGTTTGAATGCTCGTTTGATAGTGCAGGTATCGGTTCTATTTATGGCAAAAGCTTAAATCTGGCTGACGAACAGAATAGAGTTACCAAAGTTCCCTATGACTCCAAGCATAAAGTAAATACTTTTTGGGATTTAGGAATGGCAGATAAAACCTCTATTTGGTTTGTGCAGCAAGTAGGATCGGCTTTGCATTTAATAGATTACGAAGAAGATAGCGGTGAAGGTTTAGAATACTATGCAGGGATGCTCCAGGATAAAGGTTATGTGTATGACACACATTACTTTCCTCACGATGCAAGTGTAAGAGAAATAGGAACTGGAAACTCCAGGATTGAAACAGCACAGAGTTTAGGTTTAGTAACGTCTATCGTTCCGAAGCTGTCAGTAGATGATGGCATAAATGCGGTGCGAATGATTTTATCACGATGTTGGTTTGATCACGAAAAAACAAGAGATGGATTAGATGCACTTCGTCAATACCGTTGGAGTACAACAGGTAGAGGAGAAGTGAAGAATAGACCAGTTCACGATTGGACTTCGCATAGTGCGGATGCTTTCAGATACCTGGCAGTTGGATTAAATACATCAACTAATTGGAGTACAGAAATTAATTATCCGAATTTAGGAATTATGTAATGGCAAAAAAAACAGAGTCAGAATTATTACAGGTAATATCGCAGGAAGTACAAAACTCATTAGGGTTTTACACCTCCGATTTATCTGAACAACGACAGCAATCACTAAAATATTATCTTGGTGAGCCATACGGCAACGAGGTTGAAGGCAGAAGTGCTGTTGTTACACAAGAGTTACTGGAAACAGTAGAGTCCGTTTTACCAAGTTTAATGCGTATGTTTACACAAAGTGATCGCATGGTAAGATTTGAAGCAACACAACCAGAAGATACGAGGTTTGCAGACAGTATATCAAACTATTGTAACCACATTTTTAATAAAGATAACGATGGTTTCAGTATTTTATATGATTTATTCAAAACTGCACTCCTTCAAAAAAATGGTTTTTGCAAAATCTATTGGAGTACGTCACAAGAACAGAGAAAAGAGCGATACCAAGACCTCACCGAATTAGAATACAATTCACTACTCCTTGATACAGAGGTTGAGATAGTCAATGTCGATGAAAAATCGTCTGACGATGCTCTTTTCCCTGTCAAATACGATGTTGAAGTTAAAAGAAAAAAGGATTTAGGCAGAGTTAAGATCGAAAGTGTGCCACCAGAAGATATTTTGGTGTCCAAAAGAGCAACTTCAATGAAAGATTGTAATTTTATAGCTCATAGAGTCTATAAAACGAGATCAGAGCTAATTGACATGGGATATGATACAAAAATCGTTAATGATTTACCTGTATCAGACGAAGAAGTTTTTAATACGGAAGCTGTTACAAGAAGAAGTTACGATGATGCTACAACAGACCTCAATGTAAGCACTCTTGATCCTTCACAAGCGGTGGTTAATGTTACGGAATGTTATATCAAAGTTGATATGGATGGTGACGGCATTGCTGAATTAAGAAAAGTAACTGTTGGTGGCAACGGATATAATAATTATAAGCTTTTAGAGAACGAAGAAATACCTTTTATGCCAATAACAATGGTGAGAGCTATTCCAATGCCTTATCGTTTCTTTGGATTAAGTTTTTACGATCTTATTGCTGATATACAAGCTGTTAGCTCTACTATTTTACGAAATACACTCGATAATATGTATTTCCAAAACCACGCAAGAACACTTGTTGTGGATGGTCAAGCAAACTTAGATGATTTACTTACTTCACGAGCAGGTGGAGTAGTGAGAGTTAAATCACCAAATGCTGTAACACCGATGCAAACACCAAATTTTTTAAATGAAGGTTTGGCGATGCTGAAAAAGATTGATGAAATAAAAGAATCAAGAACAGGTGTTTCCAAGCAGCAAATGGGTTTAAATGCAGACACAATAAACAAGTCACATACTACTGCTACATCAACAAATCAAATGATGGCAGCTCAAACACAACGCATCGAACTCATTGCAAGAAATTTTGCTGAAGGAGTGAAAGATATTTTTAAAACAATGTTTGCTATTGTTTGTGAATATCAAGACCAGGAAAGATTAATTAGAATTAATAATGATTTTGTACCGATGAACCCTCGTGAGTGGTTTAATCGTTATGATGTAACAGTACAAGTTGGTCTAGGAACTGGTAATCAAGATCAACGACTAGATGTTTTGCAAAGAGTTTTAGCCGTACAGGAAAAACTTATTATGCAAGGTGGTTTGAACATGGTGACACCGCAAAATATATACAATACTCTTGAACAATATTTACAAAACTCAGGTTATAAAGATGCAACACCATTTTTCAATAA